GGGGGAAATTGACAATCGGGTTGATGCAGTTTCCACCACTGTAAAGGCTGTCTCTGTCGCCTTGGTTGAGCTTAACTTCAACCTCCGTAGGCTTGGAGAGCTTACCTCTTTGGAATCCAGCAGGAGCGAACCAGCTATCAGCCACAGCATCGGTGTAAGCAAACTGTCGAGCGGCAAAGATTGACGGATCATACCATCTATCCTTTCCATCGAAGGTGCTGAATACTTTGACCCAAGGCCAGTGAACCGCAGCGTATGAGTTATTGATCGCAGAGCTTCTAGAACCAGCGGTGCTTGTTGATTGTCCGTTAGTCCAAGCAATAGCGTCACTCACCGTTCCGATACCGTAAGGAGGAGAAACAAGAGCCATAAAGTTTTGGCTTGTAGATGCCAGAGTAATCAGAGCGTTCTGAACGCTTTCTGTTTGAACTCCAGGCACAAGAGCGAAGCCAACATTAAGGACTGGATCGTCAAGAACCTGCATACCTGTCTTAGGCTCAACAGCAGCGTTTCCAATCAGTGCATTTGCAGTATCGTCACCCGTTCCAACGCCATTATTTCCACCTGCTAAAGAGGTCGCAGTTGCCTGAAGAAGCTTATTCCAAATCCCTCCGTTGGCAACTTCTAAACTATTTACAACAGCCGTTCCCGTTCCTGTTGGATTAGTAGCAGGCTCTAAGAATTGAGTGGTCATCTGCAATCCAGTTGTTCCTGCAATGGTAGCCATGTTAGAGAACCAAGTGGTTCCAGCAACCGCAGTTGTGGGCTGATCATCAACAATAATATTACCTTTGATGATGTCTGAAGTAAGGTTAGTGGCCCCTGTATTAATTACGTCTTCAATAAAAGCTCCAGAACCGACTAAACTTGCTTTGAAAGTTTCTTGGGCTGTGCCGTCTTGGTTAATAACAACACTCATATTTTGTCCACCAAACTGGCTGACCGTCACAGAATTACCGCTAGTGGTTCCATCTGTTCTAGTTCCAGCATTATAACCCGCTCCAGGATGGAGGGATTCTACTTCATAAGCAACGGAATTTGATCCTGTTGCCAGGTAAGAGGCTCCATAAACTCTAACGGCTGAAGCAAGAAGACCTGAGACTCCATAGTCAGCCTCGGCATTCAGAGTAGAGGAAACAGCAACCAGAGCCGAGACACCGTTGTCAGGATCGTATGAGGTTCCACTGCAAGCTGAAATGCCTAAAGAGGCTCCTGACCCAGCGAAGCTACCAACAATAGCTCCCGATAGGTTAAGACCTGCTGTTAAAGATCCAGGCCCCACAACCACTCCCACCTTATCGGAGTCTAAGTCTCCACCGATAATTTGTTTAAGTGCTGCCGCCTGACTTGTTTCTGAAGTGCCTTCAGGAACGGAGAAATCTCGTCCTGCACTATTATTATCAGTAAACTGAGCCGTTCCATCGTTGTCATAAGATTGAATACGGAAAGTAATTGCTCCACCGAACTGCGAGCTACCAGTGGTTGTGGATCTCTTAACCCCCCACCCATTCAATGCCATTCCAGCAGCAGTAGGCGAACCTGACACTATAACAGCAGGACACACACCCATGCTCATAGTAGCAGAAGCATCAGTAGCAGTAGTTGAATCAGCGGCTCTAATAAAGTAAAGCTGATTAGTGGTTTCTAAGACCTCTAATGCGCCTTCCAGAGCTTGCCCAGTAAGAGCCTCAGAGGGCTCCCCAAACGTGCGAAGAAGTTGATTCTGGCTGGTAATTAAGGTAGCCTTGTTCGTAGGACCTTTAGGCGCGAAGCCAACAATCCCCACCACTGAAGTGTTAATTGATGGGGTGTATTCTGAAATATCTTTTTCAATGGTGTAGACACCAGGGCTTACATAAGTTGCCATAATTTATTCTCCTAAGCGTTTGAAATCTTAAAAATTTTCCGTCTGTGTAATGTTTGGATTTGTTCTGTAACATAAGCCTCAGGAACCACAATGGTTTCTCCTGGCTGCATCCATTTCTCTTTACAACCCTTCTCTGTATTAAAATAAATGGTAAAGGCTTGTAGGCTGTCGTTTTTGATTAACTTCATAACTAATTCACTCCTTATTATCTACCCACTCAAGAACTTTTTTTTGAGAACTTTTTTTATCCAGCGAATACGTCACTACTTTCGTTTGAAGTCCTTGCAAACTCATGGGGGCTGTCTCCATGGGGAGATATAGTGCTTCCAGCCACAGCGATAACACTTCCCTGCACTAGCACGGTGGCTATCCCTGGCCCTGTGATAACTCCTCCTCCTGCTGTGCTTGCACCCACCATGGAAACTCCTTTCCCATTAGCGAAAACAGTATTGCTTCCCGAATTAGTATGAGCACACGTTGCGGCATCTCCCGCTCTTGATACCCCAGGCACTAGGAAGTCTCCACTTTAAATTCAGTAATCTTACCCGTAGATGTGATTAGAAATTTAGGGCTAGGAATATACGTCCTTAATACAAGGTTAATACTCTTTTTAATTACACGGTCTTCCTTATCTGCTGCTGTAACAGGAGTGACATCATCCTCAGAAAGGATAAATGATTTGGCTAGAGTAGAAAAATGAGTAGGCACTTGCATCTCAGGATTAAATTTTAATCTGACCTGCTCTAGAATCTGATCCATGTCAGCCATGTACTTACACCAGATATTAAGTTGGTAGTTTACATTGACGGGGCGTGGGGAGAGGCTTAGAACCCTGTAGGCTCTTTGTTTATCCTCATCCCACCACTTCTCATTTAAAAGAACACTTTCGTTTCTTCTACGATCATCATCATTATCAGACGTAGTTTGAGAAATAGATAGGATCGGAAGAATGATATTGTTTTCCTGCTTTAGTTTAGCAATCGCTCGTTCAGCGTTAGCGTGAATGCATTTAATATCAATAAACTTTTCTTCCGAGTTTATATAACCAACGTCATTAAAGGAGGCGATCATCCCTCTGAGAGAATCTTTATACATATGAGAGATTGTGGTCTTGGCCTGAGTTAATCTATAGATCTCTTTGCGAATCCAACCTTCTCGGGTAGGGTAGCTTCTGCTCTGGCTGGGGTAGGAGGACGCATTCCAATCCGTAAGAATAGAGCTTGTGCTAGTTCCTACATAGTTGACCGTGCTTCCCGATAAATCATAGGACATCAGACTTGCCTCCTGCGTAACCACCAAGATCGTCACTCACTTCTAAGAGCGGAGTGTCTTGGACATCAGGCGCATCACGAAGAAGCCTTGCAGAGCAAACTAGGTGGTATACACCGTATGCCTCAAAGCCATCCTCAACAACCTCAAAGATTTCATACATCTGGTTCTGAAACTGGGGCTTAATAATGTCTCCAGGAATTACAGAACGGTGTAGTTTTCTCTCAATGTAGCTTTTATTAAACGTAAACAATTGATCATTGGTTAGTTCGATTCCAAACTGAGTAAGCTCCTCACTAAGTGAGATGGGATCGTAATGACCATGAACGATGATCGGATCTTTAGCAACAGGCTTATCCCTTGCTTCCATGTACACAGGATCAAAATCTTCAGTCTGATAGTACTTATAGAAGTACATCTTTGATCCTGCGAGACGAATCATCTCGTCATCCACCAGGTTAAACATATTTATATCAGGATTCGTCTGATCAAATAAGCTTAGAATGCTATCGTCGCCATCCAGGTCTGGTAGCTCAGGTAACTCTGTGGATACTTTGTAGTTCTTTCGGTTCATCCTCTAGGATTATTTTTTGCTGTAACTTCTTTCAATTGCCTGAGCAGTGGTCTCCCCAGGGTTCTTTTTAGTGAGAGGCTTTCTCGGAGCAAGTTTAGATCCTGCTGGAATATCGAGCTTTGGCTTGTTCTCCAAATCTTTTCCCTTCTTTCGGATAAGACTTTTCCCACGGTACTGCATTTCAACAAGACCCATAGCCTCAGCGAGCATAGATCCAATACGACGGTATCCCGTGTGGTCTCTCATCCCTTTTCGAGTTCTCCCTCCAACTTTAGGAGGAACCATACCTTGTCTAGCCAATTTTTCTTTTTCTGATGCAGCGGTAGGTCTAAACTGCTTTGCGCCAGGATTAAAATCTTTAGTTTTTCCAAAGATCTTTTGACCAGCCTCAAATCTGTCCTTAGCTGCTTGCGTCTTCTTTGAAGCCCTTGTTTCTAGCAACGTAGTAACATAACTGTTCTTGTATTGTGTGTTATCTTCCATTTTTCTATTTCCTTTGAGTTTACTTGTTAGAGTCTCCACTCCTGCCGCAGCAGCATTACCTAATGCAGCCATCTTTTTTGGATCTTTAGCGGCAGTCCTAGCCATTTTAGCAGCACCTCTTTTTGCGCCACCTTTAGCTGCTCCTTTTCCGACTGCTATTCCTGCCCTACGAACAAGAGGGCCAGCTAATGCCCTTAAACCAGCAGCAAGAAGCGGAGCCGCTTCATACATACTACGAGTCTTAATGTTCTGTTGTTTTAATTCCTGAGCTTTCTTGTTAGCGTCATTGCCCACAGGAACTCCTTCGTCCCCTGCGGCGTTTGCACCAGCAGTGGTATTTCCACCAGCAGTTAGCGAAGGTGTCTTGGCTTTCTTAGGCTTAGGATTTAAAGGCTTGGCTGCATCTCTCATTGCATCAGTATCGGTCTTGCTGAAGCTTTGAGCTTCATCCTTCCTTTCTTTGTTGGCTTTCATGAGAGCGGCTCGTTCTTTCTTAGCTTTAAGTTCTGCGGTGCGCTTCATCAGAGCTTGCATTGCAGGACTAGCAGTTCCTCTAACCTCTTCGTCCTGTCTCTTTTTTGCCATTTTCCTAAATGTTTTAGCCAGATTGTATCTTTTAGATCCAGGAGGGCATGTAGGGCCACCAAATTTGTCTCCTGTGCAGACTCCTTCAGTGCCTCGTTTCTCAATGTCCTTTTCGGCATCCTGAATCCAATCGTCTTTCTTGGCTTCTTCAACACCTTTGATTGTACCTTTGTTTTTAGAAGCGTAGAATACGCTCTCCCCTTTCTTTTTTCCATATCTCTCACGCATGGAGTCTTTAATCTTCTGTCCTTTATTAGTTAGTGGCATAATTAAAACATCGTGAACACTGGTGGTTCTTCAATTTCTGAGAGAAGCTCTTCCTTGAGCTTATCCTTTTCGATCTCACTTGACTGCAATAAGGCAGTCCCATTTAATGCTGCACCACCACCTGGAGAAGGTAGCGTTGCATACTTGCCTCTGATCTCACCAAGGATTCCCTTAGCTGCGGCTACGGCATATCTCTGAATCCAATTCCTGTAGTAAGGGTGCATTGTGCTAGTGTCTAAGCCTCTGTATACTAAGATAACAGGCTGACCGTTTATAACAGGGCACGGATATAGCTGAAGGACATTCCCATTTAGGAGATCCCAGCTACCGTCTTGGCTTAAAACCTTTCTCATTGTCTCTAAGTGCGTCTGCATCAGATAAAAATCCGAAACACTGAAGTTGCTGAATAAGAAATTGTCTTGGAAGTATTTGATAAAGAAATCAAACTCAAGCGTTCCAGCCATATTCTGAATACTTAATAAAGATTTTTTATAAGCAACATAAGAGAGGTTATTAGCAATTTGCAGAGGAAGAACGTATTGATTGTGACCCCCTGAGCATTCAAACGCAGCTATCTGTGTACACCAAAAAGGTGCATGGTAATCTAATTGAGTTATAGCTTCATCAATAACTGTTTTAATTTGAAAGCTTGTTAGCTCTACTCTCACTACAGGATGACCTAATCTTGCTAGAACAAAATCATGAACTGTTTTTTCAAAGTCTGTTAGCTCTACAGGATCTCCCAGAGTACCGATATTTAACTTGGAACCATCAATAGCGGTAGAGAAAAGCTTAGTATCACTTAGCTGGTTTCCACCATACTGTCCGAAGCTATCTCCGTAACTAAGAATTCTGGGGTTGATCTTGGTCATTTAAACTTTCCTTAGGAGGTCTTCCTTTCTTCTTTGCTTGTATAGGTTTGCTGATTATCTCTAGGTTGCGAGAACTAACTAAAGTCTTGGACTCAAATAACTCTCCTGGCCTAATCTCAATTACTTCCCCATCAATGTGAAGAAGCATGTTCCATCTACATTTGCTTCTATATTTATACATAATTCCTCTAGTGTATATAGGAAAGAGAAGAGGGTCAGAGGACAAAATTCCTCTGACCCTCTTGTTTATTTACTTTCTATCTAAATTAGACAGTAGTTGCAGTACCTAAGACCCCGTTATTCCTAGCAAACGGGCTGAAGAGGTAGTTGCTGGTCGGGCCAATGATACGAATGATTCTGTAGAATCGGTTCATCGGCTCGATCTGTACCTTACCGTAACGGGTCAGGATACCTTTCCTAGGCTGGAAGGTCTCAGGATCCGTAATGGTCGGCAACTGCTGGAGCGGAATGTACGGGGCATAAATATAACCCGAATCCATTGCGTTCGCGCCTTTGTAACCCATCATAATTTCATCAGAGGGGTACATCGGGTCAACATAGAGGTCGTAGCGACCCATGAACTTACCCTTATACTCGATTGAGTTCCTACCAATGTTGGTGGGAGCATCGTTCGGCATAATACCACCCTCAAGCTTCGCAGCACTTTCAAGCATAGAAGCGACGAGAGGAGAGGTCAGAAGCCAGTTACCAGGACCACGCATCGTCGTGCGGTAAATGTCCTGAGAAGCAAGGTTGATCACCGCAAGTAAGTTTGCGTAGACCTCGCCAACGTGACGGGGGTAAAGGCCAATAGCAGTCGTGGTGAAGTCCACAACGAAAACATTAGAATCAGTCTTAGCTGATCCTAATGATGTTGCGGTTCCTGTACCATTCGCTCCATTGAAGTCGTAAGTAAACTGAGCGGGGACAAAAGTACCCGTAGCAGCAGTATTGCCGTCAAGACCAGGGAAAACCCCATTATCACGGTCACCAAGCGAAATGTAGCTTGAGTCCATAATGTTTTGGTTCACACCACCGACATTGCGATCACGAAGACCGTATGAAATCATACGAAGATCTTCGATAAGCTCACGGTCGATCTCAAGTTGAAGCTCCTTCGAAAGAAGGTCAGTAAGCTCCCGCTCAAGGTCAAGGTTGTGATAAGCCTTAAGGTCTTGAGAAGCCTCAAGAGTCCAAAGGGCTCTCATCTTACGAGTGTTAGCCACAACAGCTTCCTGCTCGATGTGGAAGGTCATCTCTGGGATGCCCGTTCCCGCTAAACGCTCACCACCTGAAAGGTTGTAGCCTCCAACGAAGTCGGGGTTAGGCCAAGCAGCGATCTGACCGCCCATTGTACCTGAACCAGCACCAGCACCTTGGAAGGGCTCGTCACCAGACTCACCAGCGGCAAGGACGTTAGACACATCGAAGCCAGCAGCG